GCCATCTAGAACAACGCTGATACCACGGCGGTCTTCTGCAGTCGTGTTGCCATCAGACCATTCAAAGTATTCAGCGTAGTCAGCACCGCCATTGTTCCAAGAGCTGTCGCAAAAACCTGCGCCATCACCACGGAAATTAAACTCTCGATCCGAAAAATGGTTTGTTCCATCACCTGAATACCAACCAGCAAATGTATAAGCTGATGTGGACGATCTGAGAACACCAATACCAAAAGCCCCTCCTCCAACTTCTGCAAAAGAAGCATTTTTTGCCCTCAAAAGAAGTGTGTGTTCGCCAGCCGTCGCTGTGAATTCGTGGAATGCTCCAGATGCGGTGTGATAAGTGCCATCTGTCGTAAATTTTGAAGTTCCATTCTGTCCAATCCTCATCCGCTCCGTCGGGCTGCTCGCTCCGTCGGCCGTAGTGGAGAACACTAAGCGTCCTGGAAGGTCACTCCCAGAAGAAACGGTTCCATCGGCATCGCACGCAATTTCTGCAAACGTGCCACCTGCAGAATCAGTTAAATAAATGGCTGCAAGGCGGTCTCCGCTACTTACATCCGTACCTGCCGTTTTTGTGCTGCGTATTGCAACACTACCTGTAGTACCACCGGAAAAAGTATTACCTAAAACTTGGAGCCTCGAATATTGTCCGTTACCCGAACTAGCGCTCGTAGACGTGCCAACTAACAGGCGTCCCGAGCTGTCGATGCGGACACGTTCTGTAGCGGCTGTGTACCACAGCATTGCATCAACACTGTGATCGTATGCTTGGATGCCGCGGTATTTGTCAGAGCCGGTTATCCCATCAGCAAAATACACACTTGACCAATGTGAATTTCCGGCGTAAATAGTCGCGCCGTTATGGCCGGATCCACTGCCAACCACAAGATCGTCGGCCTGACTGTCAAACGAGCCAGGGATCGTATTGCCAATCCCTAAGCGGCCTGAGGAGTCAATAGTTAAACGTGTTTGTCCTGCGGTAAGGTCTGCAATGTCAAGCTTATTAGTAGTCGCACCACCAGCGCGAATAGCCCAACTTCGAACGCCAGTTTCTAAAAGACCTAAAGCAGCACTACCGCTAGTACCGGCAATTTCCAACCTGGAGCCGGGGGTGCCAGTCCCCAGACCGATGCGGTCATTGCCAGCATCAACAAAGAACAAATTTGCGTTGGTATCACCTTCAATTCTGAAATCAACGTCCGCGCCGCCATCGTTAAACACCACTTCGCTGGTGCCAAACTCAACCCGCTCAACGCCGCCAGTAGAAATCCCAAGCGTGTCGGCAGCATCGCTAAACAGGCCGGTGTTGAGGTCATCGCGGAACGCAAGGCCCGGCAGCAATGCCGTGCCGTCTTCCATAGTTAACGTGCCATCAAGCTGCATCAGCTCGATCCACGCTGAGTTGGCAGCGTTGCGGATTTTCAGCGTGCCAGTGGTTGTATCAGCCCAGAACTGATGCGCGAACGTGGTGCTAGGCGCTGATGTGCCGCTGTTCTGGCTGACGATGGCCAACAGCGCATTGTTGAGATCAGCCCTAAAAGCTGCGCCGGACTGGTTGGCAATGTTGTAATCGTGCTGGGCCATTAGGTGATCTCCCGTCCGTAGCCGATGGCGGAATAGGTGAACGTGTGCGCCTGTGTCTGGGCACCATGTAAGAACTCTATCTGGAACCCAGTGCGCGTCACGTTAGTGATCTGCAGGTCGTCGTTTGAGTGCATGTCATAAGCGGTGACCCCAACCGCTGGCGCCTGATAGAACGCATTGGCAAAGGTGACCGTGGTGGGGCCGCTGCTGCCGGTTGTGCTTGGGCCACCCTGCTCCACCCGCTGCTGTAGCTCGACTGAGCAGCCCAGCTCATCAATGATGATGTTTTGCGCTGCCTCGGTGCTGGTGGCAATTACTTTGAATTGGAATCCACGGCCACGGTTGATCGCGTTTCCAAATTCGCGCCATGGCCCCCATGTCGGTGTGCCGGCCGTGTCGTCTTCAGTTGTGCGGACAAACAGCACGGCGTTCACCTTGTCGAGGTTGTCGCCATCGATGTTGTTCCAAGTGTCGATATTGTCGGTCTGATCGTCCCAGAGATCTCCCGGCAAATAGGGCCGCGTGACGAAATGCCGGCGCATGTTGAGGTCAAACACGCCGCCGAGGTCCAAGGTGCTGCCAAACTCGTATTCACCAGAGCCAAGCGAACCGCCAACGCCGTCGATGGTGCCTAGATCATCCCAAAGGCCATCGGTGGCCATATCGTCCACATTGGTGCCAAGGTCAAGAATCAGGCCGTCTTGCTCGGCGCTGAAAATCATGTTTGTGTAGTTGCCTTGGAACGGCGGGGTTTCTTGGTCTTCCCGGTAGGTCTGCACCAATAGACGCGGCTGCGGTTCCGGCAGATCAACAACCACATAGGCGGCGGTTTCTGATCGCCGGCCGCCATCGTCTTCAAACTTGACCAGATAGGTGCCCTCAAGCAATGGCACCTGTTTTTGCGTTTGGCTACCAGCAGCAGACGGAACGATGGTTTGCGATTCTTCCCAGGTTGCGCCTGATTGCGTAGTGCTGTGGCGGATTAGCACCTTGCCACCAAGCAACACGTCAAGATCTACCGCACGGTCCCAGCTAAGAATTGCGCTGGCTTGATCGATCGGCACCAGGTTGGTGTTGCTGACGTTGCCTGGGACAGCGGTTTTACCTTGCGCCTTAATTGTCAGCTGGGCCGGCACGTTGGACGGCTCAAGCACTGCATTCAGGCTGTAGACCCTGACGTAGTAGGTGTCTGCAGTGGTGTCGAGAATTTCGTAATCAGGACGCGAGACGGTTTCGGTCGCCCAGTTGCCATCGCCGCGTTTCCATTGCACGCGGTATTGGCTGACCCCAACCACAGGGCGCCAGCTGACAATCAGCTTGACCGCTGCACGGCCGTTGAGGTCGTACAGCGTTTCAGATGACTGCAGGTTGCCAGGCGCATCAGGGATAGCGTTGAGGCGTGATACCTCGCGTGTCTGCAGCGATGTGCCGCGCTCGACGTAATTGTATTTACCGGCGTTGTAAGAAAGCGCGTTGATTGTGTACTGGCCGCCTTCTTTTTCTTCAATGCTTAGCACGCGCCATTGTGTGGCTTCCACGCTGGTGTTTTGCAGCAGCCAAATGCTGTTTGCGTTTGGCGCTTCGCTGTAGGCGCTGTCAACCGTGATCACGGCGCCGCTGATGCTGCTGATTGCTTTGCTTTCAACCGATCCATCAGGAAGAATCACGCTGAGCGTTGCGCTGCCGGTGGCTGTCAGGTCAGTGCTGGCAGTGTCGTCAACCGTGACTGTGGTGGTAGTAGCTGCTGCAATGCGGCCACCGCGGCGAACACCAGCGCGGACGGGATCGGAGATTTCGATGATCTGACCAGGGCGCACTGTCACGCCGGCCTCGATTGAAGCGGTAAAGCTGACCACTTCTGTCTCAAATTTTTCGGAGTAGAGCAGCCACTCCCCAAGACGATGCGCCTGGCCGCGAGAGGTGCAGGCAAACGCTTTGAGTTCAGTAGTGACTACGCCGTATTTGCTGATTCCGTCGTGATCCTCGACCACCTCATAAGCAAGGTCTTGGGTATCAAGGTCTAAATAAGAGACGATCGCAACGGTGTGCCGAGTTTTTAAGCTGCTGCCGCTGTAGCTAAAACCTTCCTCTGTAACGTTGGCCAGCGTGAACAGGTAGGCCGGATCGGCTGGTTTGTCTTGGCTGATCGTCAGCGTTCCAGTGGCCCAATAGGGCATCACGCGCATCACGCTGCAAAGATCATTTATCAGCTTGTAAGCCTCGTCCTGGTTTTGAATCAGAGCATTGCAGCTAAACCGTGGCTCATAGCCGCCAAAGCCATTTGGCACCACGCTCGAGTTGTAAAGAGACGCTGAATAGAAAGACCATTTATCGAGCTGGTCAGCACTGATGTGATCGCCTAAGCCATAACGGCTAGAGGTCAGCAGGTCCCACAAAATCCAGGCTGGGTCAGTGGTCCAGGCTGCTGCGGCAAATGTGCCATCCCATGCACCGCTGAACGTCAGTCGGCCCGTAGTGGCCTCCACGGTTGCATTGCTTGGGATTTGTACCTTGACCCCGCGCACGCGATAACTGCGGCTTGGAATACTGCTGAACTGCTCAGCATCCAAACGCATCGCCACAAGTGCGCTGTTGGGATAACGCAGTTTTTCGTAGATGATCTCGGTATAGCTAGACCAGAAAAAGGCGTTAATTAGCGTGTTGTCAGTGCTGTCAGCCGTATTGCGAACAACGCGAACATCGATCGGAAAGTTGCCCGATAGATCCACCTTGTAGTCACGTTGGTATTGATCAGCAGTGCGGCCGGTGATGGTGTCAGTCAGAACAGTGCTAAAGCCACCGCCGTCGTATTGCACCTGAATGCTCAGGCTGATGCTTGTGCCCCTAACGTCGCCTTCGTTAGTGTAATACTCAAGCCGCGGCACCGTAATAGTGACGCGCACTGCGTCCACATTGGTGTCGGTAATTGTTCGGGTGACTGGCGTTGCCTGAGCGACTTGAAGGCTTACGTTTTTCTCGTCTTCAATGTCCGAAAAACCTGAGATGTAGGTTTGCGCCTGTGTCCCATAGCGGACAGCTAAACCGACGTTCTGGTGGTTGTAGTCGCTGTCCTGCGGATTTGTAACGCTGGCATTTGCGCGCAGTACCGGCGTGCCGTTTAGGTAAATGTCCTTAAGAGCCGCTGTGTTGTATTCAGTTGTTCCTTGGGTGTAATTACGCGCAGAAGGGAAGCCTTCAATTTCGCCTTCGCTCAGCAGATCAACGAAAGTCGCGTATTGCTTGCTGGCAAGGTTGTCGGCGTCTCTGACGGTTGTGCGCGTAGGCGCCACCACCGTTTGGTTGACAACGGTTTGCTGGACAACGGTTTGGCCGCCGCCACCGCCACCGCCACCGCCACCGCCACCTGCGCCACGGATCAGTTCACTCATACGGCCACCTGCTCGGTATCAATACCGGCTGAGATAACAACTGAGCCCACAATGGTCTCGCCATAAATGATCGGCACCGGCGTGCCTTGGCGAGAGGTGTTTTGAATACCGCTAAAGCTGTAGGACTTTTGAGGGTCTAGCTCTGTTTCCCGTGTTGATGCCAGTGGGCCTGCAGCTGTTCCGCCGACTGAACCACCCAAGCCGACTGATGAGATATTTGGCGTAGGGGTCAGCAATGATGCAACGCCGCCTAGCGCCAAACTGGCACCAACACCGACCATCAGGCTGACGGCCAGTGCGCCAATCCCCGGGATAAATGAAAGACCGATCAGTGCAACGCCCGCAATGATTCGGCCGATAGCGCCCATTGTGCCGCCAGCGCCAACCATTACAGGGGCGATTTTGATCACCTGCTGGCCTGCAGGATCATGCAACTCATCCTCAGCCAAGGCGTAATCATTAAGGCTGACGCGGTAGTGCTGATCAGCCATG